GATTCTGTTGGAATGTCCTCTAAATTATTGTTTGATGGTTCAGAAGTTATTTTGATAGACATACAAAAAGACGAACAGGGCATAATAGGTAATTTAAAAAAAGCTTTTAGAGTTTATAAACAAACAGATAGAAGTGCAGATGGTGAAAGCTCTGAAACTTATATTTTAAATTTTGTATCACAAGAGTTACTATTTTCAGATCAACAAAGAGTCAATCAATCATATAGAAAAACTTACACCGAAATGGCTGAGAGAATTATGTTGGATTATCTATTGATACCACAAAATAATTTAGGTGGTATTTACGAACCATCATCAGGCGTTAGACAATCAATTATACCAAATTTAAGACCAATAGAGGCAATAGAATGGGTGATGAGAAAATCTGTAAATAATAAAAATTCACCAAGTTATGTGTTTTTTCAAAACTTAATTGGATATAATTTTGCTTCACTTAGTTCTTTTTTAAATAAGGGAATAGTTTTAGATATAAAATTTGAAACAAAAAATAAAAATGAAAAAGGATCAGCTTTTGATGAATTATCAACAGCAAGATCATTTGAAGTTATTTCAGAATATGACAACATAAAGAAAACAAGGTCCGGTGTTAATGCAGGGACTTTTATTGGTTTTGATTTGGTTACAAGAAATATATCAAGAAGAGCACTATCATTTTCAGATCATTATGATAACTTAGATCACGCAAATAAGACACCTAATTTTACAGCCTCTAAAAATCAAGATGGTCTTTTGAATTCAGCTGCATATGATTCTAGAATAGTTTTAGATACCTTTTCAACAACAAGAGTTTTAAGTAACTATGTAAGAGAACATGATCCTGAATCAATTGCATATAATTCAAGAACAGAAGATTACGCCTTTCAAAGAAAAGCAATATTTGAAAATTTAAACTCTAAAAAAATAAAGCTTGTAATGCCTGGAAATTTTACTTTAAGTTCAGGTTTCAATGTAAATGTAAATGCACCCACTTTTGGAGAAAAAGGACAAGGTAGTGAAAATAAAAATCCACTATTATCAGGTAAATATTTAATTACAGCATCAAGACATATCATAACTCCTGATAAACATGATAGTATAATTGAATGCTCATCAACATCATCAGATTTAGACTTTGTTCAACAGGATACAAATGAACAAAATGAATCATTAAAGGCTTACTAAATGGAAGATACTTTTTTAGGTAAAAATGGATTTGTATGGTGGGTAGGTATCGTTGAAAATCGACAAGATCCACTTAAATTAGGTCGTTGTAAAGTAAGATGTATTGGTTGGCATCCTAATGATAAAATGCGAGTACCAACAGAGGACTTGCCTTGGGCAAAACCTATGTTACCAATAAATAATCCACATCCATACCCACCAAAAGAAGGTGATATGGTCTTTGGATTTTTTCTAGATGATACGGGCGGTCAAGATCCAGTTATGATGGGTATTTTTCCGGACATACCTTTAACTGAGCCAAACTCCCAGGAAGCATTCAATGACCCCAGGACGCAAGAAGAGTTGGATATTGCACCGATTAAACCAACTGGAGTGGATTCTGTACCAGTAAATCCAGTTGCAAATAATTACCCTAGAAATTTAGATGAACCAACAACTTCTAGGCTTGCAAGAAATCAAACAGCTAATACAGAATCAGCTGTATCTTTTAAAAATGCTAGAATCACGGCGAATGATACATCATCAGTTGAACCAGTTCCTTCATACAATGCAACATACCCATATAATAAAGTTTATGAGTCTGAATCAGGCCATGTTATGGAGTTTGATGATACAAGAGATAATGAAAGAATTAATCTATATCACCGTGCAGGTTCTTACATGGAGTTTACTCCAAATGGTGATAGAGTCGAAAGAATACAAAGAGATAAGTTTACAATAGTTGTCAAGGACGAGTCTGTATTGATTAAAGGTGATGTAAATATTCAAGTAGATGGTGATTATAATTTAAATGTAACAGGTGATGTAAAGATAAACGGACAAACAATTAATTTAAATAACGGTTCTGAAGGAGCTGCAAGGATAGGAGATACCGTTGCAGACGTTGATCCAGTAGGAGATGGTGTAATTTCTTCTGGTTCCGGTACGGTTAAAATTGGAGGTTAGTAATAAATAGAAGATGGCAGAGATAACAATAAAAACAGAAAGAGTATTTAATGACTTGGATTTGAACTTCAATGTTCATCCGACTACAAAAGATATTACTCAATTTAAAAATGAGAGAGCTATAGTAAATTCTATTAAGAATTTAATTTTAACAAATCACTACGAAAGACCTTTTCAACCTGAACTCGGTTCAAATATAAGAAGGATGCTTTTTGAACAGGTTGATAACTTAGTAGGAGCTCAATTAGAAAGAGAAATATCTGAAGTTATAGGTAATTTTGAACCAAGAGCATCTATAAAAGATGTTACTGCTGTACCAGCGCCTGATGAGAATGGTTATTCTATTACTTTAGAATTCTATATGGTTAATAGTGCTGCCCCAATTTCAATAGATTTCTTTTTAGAGAGAGTAAGATAAAATGGTTGATAGGCTAAGAGTCACAGAACTTGATTTTGATACAATCAAGAATAATTTAAAATCTTTTCTAAAACAACAAAGTACATTTACTGATTATGATTTTGATGGTTCAGGTCTTTCTGTTCTCATAGATTTATTGGCCTATAATACACACTACAACGCATACTATTTAAATATGGTTGCAAATGAATCATTTTTAGATACCGCTTTGCTTCGTGACTCAGCAGTATCACACGCAAAAACTTTAGGTTACACACCACATTCAAGAAAATCACCTGTAGCTACAATTACACTTACGGCAAATTCTGCTACAACAACTTCTGGTAGTTTAACATTATCTGAAGGATTTTCATTTTTATCAGATCAAATAGATGGTAAATCTTATAATTTTACTGTTTTAAATGATACATCTGTAACAAAATCAAATAATTCACAATACATATTTTCTAATCTTTCAATTAGTCAAGGTCAGTTACAGTCAACACAATTCACTTATGATGAAGGCTCAAACCCTAAACAATTATTTGTTTTACCTGATAAAACTATGGACACATCAACAATTAAAGTTGGTGTTCAACCAAATGTTTCAAATACATTCTCATCAATTTATAGTCAATCAACAGATATTTTAGATGTTGATGGTACATCAGAAGTATTTTTCTTACAAGAAAATAGAGATAGTAATTATGAAATATTTTTTGGTAATAATAGTGTTGGTAAAAAATTACAAGATGGTTCAATTATAACTGTTACATATTTGGTGACAAATGGTATAGATGCCAATAAGGCAAATAATTTTGTAGCTAAATCATCATTATCAGATACAAACGGTGATAGTACAACAGTTATTATTACGCCAATATCGGCTGCATCAGGTGGTTCTGAAAAAGAATCAGTAGATTCAATAAAGTTTTCAGCACCAAATCAATTTACTTCACAAAATAGATTGATTACTAAAAAAGATTTTGAAACAACAGTCTTACGAGAAGCACCAAGTGTGGAATCTATATCAGTTTGGGGAGGGGAAGATAATGTACCCGTTGTTTATGGTAAAGTATTTCTATCATTAAAAGCTAAAGATAACTTTTTTATATCTAATGCTGAAAAACAAAGAATCAAAGATAAGATAATTAAGCCTAAGGCGCTCATAGGATTAGAAGCTGAATTAATTGATCCAAACTTTACATTTGTTTTAGTTAATTCAACTGTATTATATGACACAAGAAAAACATCTTTAACTAATGATGGCTTTAAATTGGCAGTTAAAAACTCTATCGTTACATACAAGTTACAAAATTTAGATAAATTTGATAGTACATTCTCTTTATCTAAATTATCAAAGGCAATTGATGATACTGATCAAAATGCAATTACTGGGTCGGAAACTTCAATACGATTACAAAAAAGAGTTACACCAATATTTGGCACAACAGCTTATGTAATTGATTATGGCGAAAGATTAAAAAGAGGCACAGCTGAAGATAAATTAATTACAAGTGTTTTTAATAGTTTTGATTCGGCTGGTAATTCTAGATCAGTTCAGTTTGAAGAAGTACCACAATCATTTTCAGGTGTTTCGAGAATTGAAGTGAACAATCCAGGATTTTCATATACGGTGGCACCAATTGTAACAATTGTAGGTGATGGTGCTGGTGCTACAGCTGTTGCAGAAATATCGAATGGTTCAATTATAAGAATTACTCTTACAAATAGAGGTATAGATTACACAAAGGCTACAGTTGAAATAACAGGTGGTAATGGTCAAGGTGGTGAAGCTACAGCTGTGGTAGATTCAAGAACAGGAACAATTAGGTCGGTATTCTTTGATAATGATGATAATAGACAAGTTATAAATGCGGCCGCAGGTGAAGTCAATTATGATACTGGTATTATAACAATTAGTGATATTAATATAACTAGCGTATCGACTCCAGATGGTTTAATTAGATTTACAATTGGATCTGAAAGTGGTGTCGTAGAGTCAGTTAGGAATAATATTGTAACAATTGATCCAGAAGATGCAGATTCAATAACAGTTAATTTAGAGGTTCTTAGCACATAATGTCTAGAGTAAACCCACAAGATTTAAAAACTTCACTTTTAATTAATCGTCAAGTTCCTGAGTTTATTCGGGAAGATCATCCGCTTTTTATTAGTTTCTTAGAAGCTTATTATGAGTTTTTAGAAACTGAACAGGGCACACAAAATAATGACTTAACAAAAGTATCAAAAGATTTAAGGTATCTTTCTGATATTGATACATCATTAGAGTCTTTTGAAACTAATTTTTTAAATAATTATGCAAATCTTATACCAAAAGATATTACGGTTGATAAAGCATTTTTGATTAAAAATGTATTACCATTATACCTTGCAAAAGGAAGCCCTAGATCATTTCAATTTTTATTTCGTATGTTTTTTGCTCAAGAGGTTGAATTAAAATTTGGAAAAGACAAAACACTTAGAGCTTCAGATAGTGATTATAAATTAGAAAATATATTAAGTGCTAGAGAAGAAATAAGTTCATTTTATACAGGTGATGGTAGTAATAATGTTTTTCATTTAGCACAACCAGTCTCAAGAGATGAAATAGTAGTTAGAATTAATGGTGTAGTTAAAAGCTCAAATTCTTTAAATGCGGCTGCCAATAGTGATTTCATTCATGTAGAGAGAGAAAATCAAAAATTAATTTTTCATACTATACCGGTTAGTGGTGCAGATATTAAAGTTACATATACAAATCAAGAAGCTGGAGGATTTGACGAAACTCTTTTAGTTGATAGAAAAATAATAGGCCAAACATCTAATGCTTCAGCGATTGTATCAACAGCAGTTTCAAGAATTATTGAATCTTTACATAAAGTAGAATTATTTTTAGATAGTTCAGACATATCTGGAAATTTTGATCAGAGTGAAGAATTAAGAACAAACATTGTAGTAAATGGTTCTTTAGTAAATATATCTTTGAATACCGTTTCATCAATAGAAACAATTAAAGTGAATGATGGAGGTACTTCTTATAATGTAGGAGATATTATACCAATCAATGCTGGTGCTTTTCAGACACAAGCTAGAGCTGAAGTTGAAAAAATATTTACCGATTTTGCAAGAGATCCCGAAATTTTCAATAGACACGAAGGTGGTTCAGGATTTGAACTAGGTAGTTTTTTATCAGGTGGTAATACTGAAATTGGTTTTATTAACTTTAAAGTTGAAACAGTTGATAAAACAGGTAATAATACACCTAATACATTTACAATGATGGGTACGTCAATAGACACCAATACATCTTCAAACACCGCACAATCATTTGCTGACTTATGTATTTCTAATGCAGCTATTGGTGGCACAGGATTAAATAACGCACAAATATCATTAAGATACAGTCAAGTTTTTGGTAACAGCCAAATAGGTGCAGATGCAGCTGGTAGTGCTGGTATAAATGTAAACACTTCAATTTGTCATGTTGTAAATTCATATACAACTATATCACAAATAGGCCCAGCTAAAACTGTTCTTGTAGTTACATCTACCACACAAGAAAGTAATGTTGGTAATTTAGATCAAATTGGAGCCCTTGTATCCACTTCAGCAAATCTATCTGAAGGTCCTGCAAAAATGCTTCCGGCTGATGTAACATCATTAAGAGGTATAGGTTCTTTAAATATAATAAACGGTGGCACTTTTCATAATCCAAGAGATATGGTAGAATTTAGTGATGTGCCTTTTGGTGGCGGTGCAACTGCTAGGGTTTGTGAAACGGCCGGTGGTGGTTCTATTAGTAACATATGTTTAGAAGATCCATATTATGTGAATGAAGGACCTGTAAGAACTGGTGGAAGTGCTAATGTAGGATTTAATGGTCAATTTGCAATACCAAATTGTTATACTTTTGGTGCAAACACAGCTAATAGTCCAGATGGTAATAATGCTCTTTACATGACAAGAAGTTCATTCTTGAATGGTATGGATTTCACTTCAGCTCCACACCCAGTAAAAGCTGGGGATAGAATAACATTTTTAGGATATGAAAGACAAGTTGTTGAAGTTAATACAGCCATTGGTTCAACACAAACAAGAGGTTCAGGTTTTATTAAAGTTGATATTCCTTTTCCAGCAGATATTGATTTTAGAATAAAACAAATTGGGGGTAATACAAGTCAATACGGTGATACTTCAAATACGTTTTTAGCTAATACGGCAAACACTTTTCATTTAAGAGGTGCACCACTCAAGATTAATCAAGCTGGGCCGAAAGGTGGTACAGGATATCGTCAAGATAGATTACCGACTATAAGTGTTTTCAGATCAATAGCATCCAATGGTCGATTTGGTCCAGGTGGAGGTGATGCTATAACTACAGCTAATGTGCAAGTGGTTGGCATAATGGGTCGTGGCACTAAAATACATACAGAAGCTAACACTCAACAAAAAGGTATTATAACATCAATTAAATTAGATGATTTCGGTTCGGGTTATCAAGTAACACCAAGTGTTGATTTAACAACAAAAGGTGATGGAAATGCTTTAGCTGTTGCTGAACTTTTAG